CCGGCCTGTGAGGTCGGCGGGCGACCTAGTGAACTGGGCCGTCCATCTGGTGTTGAATCACCGGACATATGCCTCGTGTGTCAGATTACACGTGGTAGCGGAGCCTTCGAAGGCCCGGACGATCTCCGTTGCACCGTATGCATACCAGGTCGTCATGGGTGTGTTCGCACACCTATTCCAGCCTGCCCTAAGGGACAAGCGGATCCGGTCAGGCCTGAAGGCTGATCGGCACCTCTGGAATTTCCTTTCAGAGTCTCTCAACCCGCAAACAAGGGATTGGGATGAGCTCAGCGAACAGATGGGCTCGGGTGGCATCTACAATGAAAGTGATGTCCACTTCCTCTCGACAGATTTGTCGGAGGCAACAGATTGGGGCAACAAGAATGTTGCACATCAAATCTGGACCGCACTGATTCACAGTGCGAATCGGCCAGGCTTTCCCCTGGCCTTCGCAATACTAGCTCGGACACTGTATTGCAGCAAGAGGTACTGTTTCGTCCCCTGCGGGCTTAATAATTATAAGCTCGTCATCGCCAACCGTGGTTGGCTAATGGGTGATATGATGACTAAGGTCATCCTCACTCTGGCACACCAATATTGCTGTGTCAGCTCCGGACTGAAAGTTTACAGTCTGGTCGGAGACGATGAAATCGCCCTCGGACCCAAAGAGGTCCTGCAGAGACACCTTAAAGGTGAACTCTCGAGAATCTTTAAGATCTCGGAGATGGACACATATGTGACCACTCGCTTCGCTTTTTATTGCGAAGAAGGCGCCATGATGCCGAGAACGGCTAAGGCGTCCCTCCAGATCCAATTGCGGTCTGGTCAGGAGCTCTGTTACCTGGATTATCCCAGGATCCGACTCCTACTGCCTCAAATTATTGAGACAGATTCCTACTCAATGACAAACATTGGGAGGTTTGCTCTACTTGGAAAGGAGAGCAAATGGGCTTACTCGGTAAACCCAAAGGCAGGTCCATATTTTGCAAGGGCCTCCCTGCTGCAGCACATTATTGTGCCACAGGAACGAGACACTCTGTGTCCGTATACGCCTATAGAAATAGGCGGAGATGGGGCTTTCCCCCACTCTCACACCTTCTTAAAGAGGGTGGTCGAGGATAAATGTTTTAATCCTCGAGAGACTCGTTATAGAATGATGTCTCTGCTGAACAATAAGTTCAGCTACAAGTTCGTCCGCTCGGGACGGACTGATAAGGTGGTACATAAGCACCATCTTTACCTCCCTAAGATGGAGGGCCTGGAGAAAATTCTCCCACCGGAGTCGATATTACGACCCCAGGACCG